AAGTACCAACGGTTGATACGCTGGAGGACGCGGAAAACGCGTTTCTGCGATTCGTGTAAACGTGCGTGAATAGCTGAGAATACCGCGGCGCCTTGCTCGATGAGCGCCTGAGTGGTTCCAACTGGTGCGTTCGATGTCACATCGGCGATCTTTTCCTCGCTTGTGGTTACAACACCTTTGGCCGCCGTGTCCAGCCACCCGAGAAGCCTAAACAACGTTTCGTTTGGTGGGTTGAATGGCATTGGCATCGCGATCTTGCGAATGTCGTCGATACCGGGCGCGGCTTCGATTTCGGTCACTTGTGTGACTTCGATCTGCGGTGATTGGCCAGACACCTTTGCACCTTTGAGCTTGAGCATCGTAGCCGAGTTGTTGATGTGTGCGGTATCCAGCAACGCACGAAGTGCGCCAGTGAGTGCGGCGGACAATCCACCAATGAGATGAGGGAGACCAATCGCATAAGCACCTCGCCATGGGATGAATTTGAATTCGATCAACCAGTCGAGCTTTTCGAGTGAATCATCACCCTTTTCCCAATTACGATAAAGACCCACGACTTCGCTGGTATCCTCGTCGATCATCAGAATGTAAGGAGCAATAGCGCCTTTGCTGTACGAATCCTCTTTGAGTGGCATGTAAACGTATGAGTGAAACACGCGGCGCGTGCCATCTACGTTATCGTTGAACCTTTTGCCCTCGATCTTCTCATTCGCCTTTTCAGTCTTAGTCGGATCGGGCTCCATCACTGTGCGGATGATCTCCACATCGCGATACAAACCCTCGGCGATACGCTCTTCAAAGGTCTGCTGGGTAATGTCTTGCTGGTGCGTTACACGTTGCGATGTGTAGAAATTGCCCGATGCAAAAGGCAGTAGGATGTCGTCCACCGGCACGAATTCGGCACAGGGACGCCTTTGCTTACCTTCGTACCAGAACTGCAAATACTGAGACCCGCCGAGCGGCAACTGAGTGAGCAACTGCTCTTCTTCATCGCGAAACTCTACGATCTGCTCGGTTAATTGCCAGTTCATGAAGTCGCGTTTGCGCTCGGCCCGTGCTTCGGCTTCCTCGTCCTTTTCGCCGATGATGTTTGTGCGCACTGGGCCATCTGGTGGGAACAGCTCTTTGATCGCACGCGATTCGAAATCCACGCATCCTTCGGCCATTGCTGGGTGCACGACTTTACTCGCACCTTGGAAATTCGCGCCACCGGGCGCGTCGTCCCCCATGCCCGTACGACGCAAGCCTTCCTCGTATTTCTTGTCGCGCTCTTCACGTGATTCACGATCCTTTTCGAACAGCTCCAAGTACTTGAGCGCCATTTTGCTCAGTTCCCATGGCTCCAGCTCCTCGGCCATGTTGGCGTAGAAGTCGGGGTCTTGGTCTGGGCCTTGGGTATCTGCGAATTTGACGATCGCCGAACCATCGGCTTGCTCTTCCACATCGGTGAAGTCATCGTCCAAATCGACAACCATGCCCTCCTCATCTTCGGGGCCGGGCGTGTAACCCATTTGGGGTTGTGGCATCACATTTGTGGTCATAATTATTCTCGATTAATTAACTTTTTCATGAACCTAGGATCCCCAACCCTCCACTTATCGTATTCGTTTTGGGATCTTAATAAATCCTGATCAAAGGCATCTTCTACCGATAAAGATGATATATCGCGTGCATTCGTTTTCAGCGCGTCATATGTTTCGGGAGATTCTGCTCTCAGAGCACGAATAGCGGGGCGCATACTTGACAGTGGTTCTTCTCTTCCAACTGATAAATAATCTCTCATCACATCACCGGGACGAATAAGATTTTCTTCTAGTCTGTAATCGCCGGGATCCGAATACAAATCATGCATGCTGGGTAAATCATACATGTAATGCAAATCATTTACCTCATCCGGACCCATTTCATACTTAGGTACTAAGGGATGGTTTTCTATATAATTTATAGCCGATTCGATATCCATGCCGTTAGCGACCGCACGAGCCATCAATGCTGGCACATAATGATACGACGGTTCAATTGCAGATGCCGCGGGTTTAATTATGTCGCTAATTGCTTTTCCTATATCAGGGGTTGGTATAGCTCCTTCAGGTAGCATCCCACGCAAAGCATGGCCAGCCATTGATTGCAAGACTGACCGACGCGATAATGGTGTTTGTGCAATCTGTTCAATCGTATGACTCACAGCAGGCGCATTTGCTGATGGTTTTACGGTGGTGATTTCATGTTTGACAGTCGGATCTTCACCAAACTTGGCCAGTGGCATATCCTTAGGCGGAGTGATTTCTCCAAGACCAAACAATGATCTGCGCGTCAAATCAGGTTTATCCGAAACTTTAACGCCTTTTTTAAGTAATTCATCAGCCATTTCTCGCACCGTTTTCCGAGCGCCACCACCCGAATAATGGTTCATGGATTCAATCACAGCCCTTTGCATCTCAGGTGTTGGGTAACGCATTTTGAAGTCCTGCCAATCAAGGATTTTTTGTCCTTGACGAGCGTACGAGCTTTGGGGATGGTAATTACGTTGCGGGATTGCTGTACCCATTTGCTGATAAAAATTTGCAGGGCCTTGCATGGCACGAAGCTTTTCATCTTCGCCAGCGTTCAAATCGCCGTGGTATGCACCGAATGTAGCGGGTACAGAACCCTTAAACGATGTGAGCAACGTGGCCAGATCGACTGGGCCTAATAAGTCTTCATTGGGCATAAGGATTCTCCCGGTGAGTGCGGTATTCCTCGTCCACGTAGTCAGTGTCTGGTGCCACAGGGTCGATGTTGAGGAATGACATGTCGCGCAATAGGCGCAACGCTTGAGTCGCGGTGTCCGTCAGGTCATCGCGTTGTGATTCAGGAAATGAGCAAATCTGGCTAACAAAGGGTTCTGCCCAATCGCGGGGTTGGCCACGATGCACAGTCGATTCTGGAATGTAGACGCGTCCGTGTGCGATGATGTTTGCCACTAAATGCAAACGCTGTACTTTATCGGCACGGCCCGGATTGTACGCGCGCACTGGGACATCAGCACGTTGCAAGTCTTGGATGATCGAAATGCCCGATGCTTTGTCCTCGACGAGTACTAAATCCACGCGTTTGCCGGGATCGCCGTAAACCAATGTGTAATCGTCCACAATTTTGGGTCGTAGATCTGGATACGCGAGGAATTCCTCCCAAGCGTCGATAAGCATGGCACAATACGGGCGATCGTCGTTGGGTCGGAAGATGCCCCAAACTGTGCACGCTGTTGGATCGTTTTGCGTCTTTTCCGTGTACGCGCAATCGTAGCTCTGCAAAATGTAAATGAACTCGGGCAACGCACGATCGGCGTCCCACAGCTTGAACCACTCGCGTTTGACAATGCCGTAGTCTTCCGGATCGATGACCTCCGCGTACAGCTCCTGCCGTCCGATGCGTGTACCCTCGTACTGCGCGATGATCTCGTCCCTGAACGTGGGTGCAAGGTTATTGAAATTCTCGTGTGTGGTGCCGGATGTGACAAATACGCGCTCGTCCTCCATCAGGCGGCGCACGATGGGGATGGGCTTGGGCGTCGTAGTGACCACACCACGTGGGCGCTGTCCAAGGCGAAGACCGAACATGAGGTTGGACCACATATCGTCCGCGTTGCGAAACTTGGCTAGCTCATCACACCAAAACAGATCATGCTGTGGGCCGCGCAAAGTCTCGGGGTCATTGTCCGAGTAGATCGTGGCAATCGCGCCATTAGGCCACTCAATGCGGCGCTTGGATGGAACAAATGTCGGTTTGCATTTGGGATGCGAAATGGCCAAAATACCGGACTCGCCCTCGATCATCACGTCGCGCGCATCGCCCGCGTCTTCAGCGATCAACGCAATGCGGGATGCCAAGCCATTTTCCACATAATAACGCACGAATTCGGCACCACAACGCGTTTTGCCCCACCCACGGCCAGCAAGGATGAGCCAAGTGGTCCATGAATCATCGTGCAACGGAATCATCTGGTTGGGCCGCGCCCATGTCTCCCAATCGTAAAACAGCTCCAGCGCTTCGCGATCGGACAATTCACTCACGAACTCGTTCCAATTCCATGGATCGAGGCCGCGGGAATTATTCCGTTTTGGCTTTTGCTTGGAGACGATTGGCAAGTTTATCACGTAGGCCCTCGATGTTGATGTTTTGGTCCAAGGAACCGGACACGTTCATGTTTACGTCTTTTGATCTAAATTTAGCGTCGTATCCCATGAGCGTAAACTGGAGTAAGCCATCGCTGTATTTTCGTATCTTTTCGCCAGTGTTGACGCCCTGATAGAAAATAGGCTCCTCGTAGCCCACAGTCGAACGACGATAAGCCTCGGCGCGCATCGTGTCCACCATTTCCTCTTGGATCGTGGCCATGAGCGAATCGAATAAGGGATGCAATGTGCGCCACTCAACCATCGTGGAACGAGAGACGTTGGCACTGGTGTACGCGTAACGAAGCGAAAATTTCTCGGCTTCGCCATCGCGAAACTCGGCGAGCATGATCAGCATTTTGTACGCTTTCGTTTCCTCGTACAGCTGAAGGGCACCAGTCGCTTTAACGTTTGGATTGTTGCAGTTGAGCGAATGCGAGCGATTCATGGTTTCGCTGGGCGCAATGCGGCGCCTGTCGTGCACGATCGCATCGAGCAACGTAGTGATAGAAATGCCCGCGCGCCTTTCGTAGTCGGCCAGCGTTTCGGCACCAATATCGGCAATAAGGGTTTGGTCGCGTAATTGACCGGATGTTGAAGTCATGGCACGAAGTGTAACACAGATCGTGTGAAAAGCACAAGTACTGTATTTAACCGCATTTCGCACTGCAGTGAGCCGAGCGCTGAACAATCGCACGCGTACGTGAGGGATATTCCGGTTCAACAATTAGGTGTGGTGTGACTCTTCTTGCCGTCTGAACAGCTTCGCTCTTGTTCCATTGTTCCGCAATGATGGAACAGAGATGGAACAGACAACAGTCTCGGAACGCCCGTCCTTTCGGGTCTTTCGGAATGTGGTACTTTTGTTCCATTGTTCCACCTATATCCCCCCATATTTCTGGTTTCGCAATTACAATTCATTTCGCCCGCGTGCATGGAACGCTGGAACAAATTGGCCCAAGAGCCCGTCGTTACGTGTTTTTCTGCGTTCCATCTGTGTTCCACAATGATGGAACAATGGAACAAGCTCGTCTTCGATAGATGCCTTTCCCGCGTTGCACGGGGCCCAAAGGGAGCTTGGAGCGTCTAGTCGATGCTAGCGCTCGGGGAATTCTCATTAGACCACTGGGGGTCCAAGTCTGTCAAGTATCATATCGCTACTACAATCCGCACGCGTCATGCCCCTGCAAATCCGCTTGAATTCTGCGGTGTTGAGTGTGCCGTGGCTCATGAGTGCTAGAGCTTGCGGAATGAAAAACACTTCGTCCGTGCTCATCACCCACAGGGCGAGCGTCGCTTTGCCGCCATTTTCCATGTTTTCGCGCATCCAACGCTGTTGGCCGGGCGTCCAGTTGCCGAGTCGCACTTTGGTGAATGGGAGCTTTGGCCACTCGCGCAGGACCTTGAATTCGATCCACCCCGGGCCGGTGGTGTTGCTGGTGTAGTACAGGTCTGGGGCATCGGGCTTGATGCGGCTCTCATACCTTTCGTAGAACCACTGGCGCCCCATCTGGTCACGGGTCCAGTCCCAAAATCGTTGCTCCGGCTTCCTCATATCGTCTAACCCCTCTCGGAGCCCCTCCTTGGGGTCTCCCTTGCGTTCTGAATAATAGTACCGGTACTTATATACCTTGGAATGTTCCGAGCGGCTCCGGAGCCCTCCGGAAGGCGTTGAGTATCCGCATCTTGCGAACCCCAGCGTTGGGTGCTGACTGGTTCAGGAGCGACTGGTCGACACCGTAAAAGACGAACAACTCGCGGAGTTCGGCGATCGTCTGGCAGGCGGCTACCCGGCGGGCATGAACGTCGGGCTCCGGGCGCTTCTTGGGGGTCCAAGCTACCTTAGTACCGGCCGGGGCCTTCTGAACGCTCCGAGATACCTCCGCTGGCCTCTCTTGGGGTTCCGGACGGGGTTGGCTCATGTCTCCTAGGCTCACCACCCGGCCGCCCTCGATGCGGGTGCCATCGGGGCTCGTCCACTTGGTCTGGTTCACGCGGGCGTACTCACCCTTGACCCACCATGGATGGTCGAAGGGGTCCCCATTGGGGCGGGGGTTGTGTTCTTTGAGCACTTCGTGCCATTGGGCGGCTGGATTCATTGTTCTTTTCCTTTAAAATACCAAGTCGGTGAAAAAGCCGCACGCATCAGGTGGTCGTACAGCTCGCGGTAGAGATCGGGGGAGTGGTCGAGGAGGTACGCGCTGGGCGCGTTCATGGCCTCGAATCCGGCATCGACGCCGGGGATTTCCTGTCCGGTCGGCATGATGTTGGCGTCGAACCCGTAGAGAAGGTCGCCTTTACGAATGCGCCCGGAGAACATGACCCCGGGCACAACTAGATCGAATTGGACGTCCCATCCGTCCATGTCGAGGGCCTTGTGGCCCCCGAACCGGGTGAATTGATCACTCATCATTGCCTTTCGTTTTAGAACCACGGATACGGTTACCAAGGCACATCCTTTGCATACCAGCATTGAGATGGCCATATTTGTCT